TTCAGCCTTGTTGATCTCCAACTGAGCAAGCAAAGCCTGTTGCGCGTGTGTATCAGACATAGTGGCAATCTCATGTGCCAGCTTTGCCTTCATGTCAGAGTCAGGAATTACTTTATCAAGAATGCCGCTAACGGGGCCAATTAAGCTTGCAATTAAACTCATTTCTCTACCGCCCTATCGTCATACTTTATAGAGGCTTTTTTATTGTCCGCCTTGGCAGAATAGGCATTAAACCCCATAAACGCCGCGACAACTCCAGATGCAGCAATGACATAGACACTAGCTATGTCTGTAATAAGTGTGGCGGCTTTATCAAAACCCAGCACAGAAGCCAACAGAATAATAAACGGGTAGACTAACATCCCCATCAAAGCCAAGCCTGTAAACCTGCGCTCGGCGTTGCGCTTTAAATCTTGATCCGCAATCTCAAGCCTGCGGTCCTCAAGCTCAAGTTTGTTCCATTCATTACGATCAATGGAGCCATTGGAATCGAGATCTGCCTTATCAAACTCTGTCATTTCTGTCTCCTAGCGTACTGGACTGCAATGTGCCTATCTACAGTTATTATAACAACCTTTTCGTGTTTGTCATATACAACGTATTTTTTGCCTCGTTGTATCATCACCACTTGCCTTGAGATTTCCCTACAAAATAGATTACGACACCCGCTATTCCCAAACCAATGACAGTGATTACAGTTATAACTATACCGTTAATTAAATTGTCTATAAACTCTTGGCGTTCATACACCAGCGCCCTTTGCCGCTTTCTCTGTTCGGCCTCAATTTTCACAATTTCTTTCCAAGCCGAAGGCCCATAAGTCCAAGATATATGGTTTTTTAGCTCAGTTCTGTGCTGCTCTAACTTTTTTTTAGCAGACCAAATATCTAAAGCGGTGGCCTCGGTGTTAGAAAACAACTTATGATATAAAGAAGGCTTTTGTGACTTCTTCTCAAGAAAGTCTATATCGGATGACGCTTTGGCAAACTGAGAGATAGCTCCCGTAAAACTACTTATTTCTTTGCCTACCTCTACAGCCTTCTTTATGCCTTTGTAGGCACTGGTAGCTAAAGCAATCGCTGAAACCGGGTCTAACATAGTGGGAGCTTTCTTAGGCTAACGTTCTAACATCCTATCCATTTTTGCATCAAGAGCATCTAACCGAGTTATCAATCGGTCTATGGATGCGTTGCTCTCAACTTTAGTAGAGTACTCCTTGGCAAGCTCTTCACGAGTTCTATTCAATAAAATGGTAACGCGGTTCAATTCAGAATGTTGAGATTTTATCCACCAGCCCAAAGCTCCCACTCCAGCCGTCAGTATAAAATTCCAAAGCGCGTCCATTTCCATCAATTAGCACTCTAAGTAGCCGCCCCCTTTAATTGCAGCGCCCATCCCGCGAGCCGTGCCACGCTTCATAGACGTAGGAACCTTAACATCCGCCGTCTTGCCATAAGGAATACGCCCCTGCTTATCAATCTGAGCGTAAGGAACTGCCTTTGGGGTAGGACCCGGTGCAGAACCGTTTACTTTTACTTTTGCCATTATCTTTGTCCTCGCTGTTGTTTTAACAATTCGCGCTGCATTGCGCTCTCAATCCGTTTGTCCGTCTGACCTTCTTGACTTGCAAGCCTCTGCTGGAACTGCTGACCGCGCATCTGCTGGTTCTGAGCGTCAAGCTGTAACTTGGCCTGATCTACTTGTGCATCTGCTTCTTCCGACTTAGCTTTTATGTCAATCTCTTTCTCTTTTAATTGTATCAAAGGATCCGGTCCTTCGCCAGATATTTGTCCAGAAAGTTGCTTTGCTGCCTGCATACCCTGTGCAACCAACTGAGCAACCATACCCTGATACTGCATCTCCATCTGAGCTTCGTCGCCGCCCTGACCCTGCATCTGACCCATCTGAGCCATCGCCTGCTCTTCGGCCTGTATCTTAACATGCTCTAAAACATGCTTCTGTAACGATACCGCAATGGCAGGCATCTGACCAATCATAGGACTAGAACCAAATACTAAGTGAGCCATAATGTGCGACTGATGATCCTGACCCGTAAACGCATGTAACCGCATCTGGTCCAGCGCGTTGATGTTCTCTTGGGCAGGGTCCGCAGGCCGCGGCTCTTCGTCCGGTAGCGCCTGCATTAATCTATCGACATCGTTCACGCCCAGCGCTTCATACATGTCACGGTAAACCTCGTGCAGGTTATGTATCTCCGGAGCCTGTGTCGCCAACTGTAACTTAGTCTGAGCTAAAGCAATCCGCTGCGCCTGACTAAATACATTCGGATTAGAAACAGGAACCACATCTACACGACCGTCAAAGTCTGACGCCATGACAGTAGCATCATCGCCCGCAACAGAATAAGGATACTCTTGAGGTAAACTTTCCGACATCACACGAGCAAGTATCTTAAACTCTACACGCATCGCATAATGTAAACGCTTGTGTACCGCGCTCATTACACGGGACCCTTGCTCCAACATAGCAATAGTAGTGCCAACCGCAGCACTCTGATCGCCGTCGCCAACCTTCATGTTCGTAATCGTGGCAAAACGCTGACCCGCATCTACAACAAAACCCAACAGATTAAATAACGTCTGATCCGGTCCCTTGAACGGTAAAGGCATTAAACTATCACGAATAGCACCCCCGGGAGCATCCACATCCCTAAATTCACCCGGCTGTAAAGGATCGTCGTCATCCCTGATCCGCAGTCCGCGGGCTTTGAATCCCGCTGGGAGATTAGATAATGTACCCGCATCAATCAACTGACGCAGTGAAGATGTTGCCGAACGAGCCAAACCACCGATTGTGTGGATTAAACCAAGCCCGTAAAAACCAAACCCCGGCAAAAACTTGTAATGCACAAAGTAACTGATCTTCTTTTTCTTCTCGTCATCTTCCTCATAGTTACGGCGGATCGACAGTATCTGGCCGTTATCCTGAGAAATAGTTACGATGTAAGGAACCTTAATACCCGTAGACTCGCCGTCTTCGCCAATATCCTCGTAACCATCTAAGTCCAGATCAACGTGGCACTCTAACAAAGTGCAGTCGTAATCAATCTGACTAGGCTCATAACCGTCAATCCGGTCAATCTCGTCACGAATACCCGTAATCTCGCCCTGAGACGGAATAACGTCAATGTCAAGATATACACCAGAAACCTGCTTCTTGCGCAGATCGTTCAAATCCATACGCACAACCTGCGTAATGTTAGGACATGTATCTAAATCAGACGTATCGTAAGGAACCACAAGATTTTCAGCAGGTACAAACTTACTTATCGCACGGCCCAAGTTCTCATCGTAGTAAATCTTCTTAAAAGTAGAACCCGCTAACGGTAAATAAAACAACATCTGATCCATGTCAGGAGTGTAATCCTCCATGACATTCGTAATGTAGTAATTCATAAACTGCTTAACACGATGCGCCTGATCCTGCTTCTCTCGCGTGTCCTTGCCCAGAACAACAGTCCGAACAGGCCCGCTAGAAGGCAGTAACTCGTTAAACGCCTGCGCCTGAAACTGCGTAGCAGCCTCGGCCAGTAATGGATGCGTCACGCCACTCGCGCCGCGGAACGGGGTCGCCCGCTCCTCGTAATTAAAACCAAGAAGCTCTAAGCCATTCTTGTAAGTGTCTTCCCACTCTTGACGACTAGACTTGTTAGAATCAAACGCGCCAAGCAAATCAGACGCAATGCGGCCTAACTCACGGTCCGGCATCTCTTCCGCCAAGTTGGCGTAGAAGTTACCATCTTCCCCGCGCATGTCACCCGGATCAAAGTCAACAGTAACGTTGCCGTCTTCGTCCTCCGTGATCTCAATCTCGGGAGCATCCGGATCAAGGTCCGCAGCCATTAAGTAAGGATCCGCGCCAGAATCAGGAAGTTCAATCTCTAATTCAGCCCGTAAATCATCTTCGTCCAACTGACTTGGAACGTTAGTATCCATTAATCCGCCAATAGCCATAAGGCCCTCCGTCAATAATATACACGCACCTTAGCAGAAACTTCTTCGTCTTGCCAATCATCTGTTGGTAATTGTACAAAATTACCCTGCCGATAGCGCATTAATGCCTGTGTCATGCTGTCAACCAAGTCGTCATGCTCCCCATTTGGAAACGCAGCGACCTCCTCAATCAACTCATCTGCCCACACTTTGTCAGGGACCCAAACCATGCCAGCCTCAAACATAGGACTTACAGCATGTACCCGGCTGATCTTGTCATTACCACGACTAGGCGTGAAGTTAACTACAGGTATACCCACACTTCTAAGCTCCTGAGTCAACGGTAAACCACTCGCCTTCGCCTCAATAATTACCGTGTCAGGGTCCCAAAACTTGTATTCCTCAAAAGCTATAGCTTTCAATTCTGGAAAATCCCATCGCCCCTTTTTACTGTCTAACAAAATTAAATTAGGTCCGCCTTGTCCCTCGTTAGGATAAAACACCCCCCACGTTGTAATAGCAGAAAAATCCGCACTCTCACGCTTACTAAACGCAGTATCGTAACTCTGAATCACAAACTCTAACTGAGGAACAGTCTCACGCTCCCACTTCTGCCACCACTCGCGAGGAATAATAGCATTCTCCTCACCAGTAGGATTCTGCTGATACTGAGCATTCCACTTGCTCAAAGGTATAGATGCGCGGACCGCAGTCAAATCCTCCAAACTCCAAAACTCCGGCCAACACGGCGTCTCATCGTCAAAAATAGCAGGTAACTCAACAACCTCCCACTGATCCGCTAACGGATCCTTCGCCATCGCTCGCAATAACTGACCCGTCATGTCCTTCTCTGACCACCGAGTCTGTACCAAAACTATCGAACCACCCGGCTGTAAACGCTGACGAGGACCACCAGTGTACCAATCCCAAGCATCATCAAAACCATGCGCACTCATCGCAGTCTGCTCCGAATGAGGGTCGTCAATGATTATTAAATCACCACCACGACCCGCTAAGTTCGAACCAACACCAACAGCATAATACATTCCACCAGCACTCGTGTCCCACCGACCACTCGCCTTGCTATCCGCCGCTAACTTAACGTCCGGGAAAACCGCACGGTACTCGTCAGCATCCAAAAGGTTCTTAGTCTTCCGACCAAAGTTAACCGCCAACTCAGTCGTGTGCGTCGCCTGTATGATCTTCATTCGCGGATCGCGGCCCATCATCCACGCAGGGAACAAAAAGGATGCAAACTCACTCTTCGTGTGCCGCGGAGCCATGTTGATAATCAAACGCTTTAGTTCGCCGCTCGCGACGCGTTCAAGCTTGTCAGCAATTATTTTATGATGTCTTCCGGCGATAAACTCAGGCCACATAGTTTTTACAAAATCTAAAAAGTTTTCCTGACAACCTTCGTTCTTGGCTATCTGAGCGAGCCTCAATTCAAGCTTCAAAGCTTTCTCTTGCTGTGCCGGATTTAGGCTAACATTCATCGGGGGACCCTAACTGTTTATGGGATTATATGCTGCTTTATAAGATAGTTATAGCCCAAATGAAATTTTATGTAAATATTTGAGAGAAACATGGCCCTAGCCCCCGCCCCAGCGACGTGGGGGTCGCGGCTCGCGGATCGCGGTTTTTGGTGCTGGATCTGCGTTTTCTGACCCGATATGGAAGGGACCCGAGCCTTTTTTGCGGGCATTGGATCGCGGCCCGCGGGCCTTGTGCTTATGATATACGACATGGCGAAAACAGCGCGGCGACCAGCACGTTGAAAACGCGCAATTATATTTTCCCTGGCAGCGATAAAGTCAATCTTTAGGATACGACATTGGCGAACCGCGTTGCTGGGTCCAATTGCCTCGGGCTGGGGACATCCAGCGCCATACGTTTGAGCTGGGGCCAAGGGGCGCGGCCCGCTCTGTTTAACTAATTTAAGCGCTGGACGTAAAAAAGGCCCGCTTGTCGATGGCGGGCCTGATCTTATTGTTTAGGGCTGGGGTTTAGCTGTGTGGGTATCCGTCGGCTTCGATGCCGATGTACATACCGCACCATTGGACCATCACGCTATCGTCATATGTTGGTTCAACCGTGCGTCGGAAAGCCAAATAAGAAACATCAAGAGTGCTTCCGTGATCGTGTTGGCCGTCGATCCATTTGCGTTTGAGGGTTTGGGTTTGAAGCTTTGTAAGTTTCATAGTCCAGCCTCCACCATTTCCTGCGCAATCTTTTGCGCT